GTAATCAGTTTGGTGGTGATCTAGTAAACAGAACTAAAGGATATCTTTCAGGTAGTCCTGATGACACACAAGATCCTGCACTAAGCAGGAGTCAAAGGTTCACTGCGAGTGTGCAACCTTTTATGAACGAGCAGGGACCACTCCCTCCTCCAGTCCAAGGACCAGAGAGAACTGGTATCCAAGGTGCATTTGATAAAGTTGCAGAACAATTTGATCAACTGATTGCTCTCAGGAAACAGAAGGCAGAGCAATCTAAGGTAGCAAATGAGATCCAACAGATAGAAGTTAAGGAAGCTACCGAAGAGATCACAGAGAATAATGAGTTAAAGAAAAAGTCTACTGAAATCCAGAAAGATTTCATAGCATTTAATAGAGAGCAGCAAGGTGATGCTGAGATCCTTGAGATAGAAGATACTGCTGAAGAAAGAGATCCAATGGCAGACACATTGGATATTGATAACCGTCGTGGTGATGAAGATGATGATGAGGAGGAGCAGGAAACTGATAGAGGTGAGAGTAATAGGTTCACTGATTTCCTAGACTTCGGTCTGGATCTACTGGATGGTGGTGACTGGATAGGCAAGGGTGCCAGTGTAGGTAGACGTGGCATGGGTAGAGTTGTTAAACGAACAGCACTACGACTTGGTGGTAAGAGACTAGCAAAGAGTGCCCTAGTAAAAGGTAGTCAAGCAGTAGTTACTAGAGTAGCATCTTCCATCTCGAAGAAAGCAGTTGTTGGATTCTTGCGTCCCATCTTCAAGCGCATTCCTATTGTTGGTGGACTGATTGACTTCGTTGTGTCTCTTGCAATGGGAGAACCAGTAGGTAGAGCAGCTGCTAAAGCAATCGGTGCTACACTTGGTAGTGCATTAGGCACACTGATTCCTATTCCAATGGTTGGAACCATTGCTGGTGGTATCCTTGGTGACCTAGTTGGTGGTGCTATCTATGATGCTGTCACAGGTGGAGCACCAAAAGATCCCACAAACTCAACACCAGAGGTGAAGGAAGCAGCAGGAGCACCATCATCATTTGCTGATCAATCTGGTGGACTTGGATCACCTGACCCTGTTCCCGAAGAACCACCAGAGAAACTAGCATCAGGTGGTGTCATGGCAGGTGAAGCAGGACCTGAGGCAGTGTTCAGTCTCAGTTCTACTGAAGGTAGGAAGGTAGTTGATGAAGTGTCATCCGTGCAGAACACATCGATGTCTGCACTACCATTCATCCTAGGTATCACACAGAATGTAACTGATCTAATTTCTGGTCCAGCAAAACCATACATCCAGCAGGAGATTGGAACTCTAGAAAGATTATTTGGCATTGCAAAGTTCAATGTCAGTGAGGTTGTCGGTGATGGTATTGATGCTGTTAAGTCTGCAGGACAGAAAGTAGGCATCAACATTCCTGGTTCTGGATCCGATGGTGGTGCTAGTAGTAGCAATAATAATAGTAGTGTTGAGTCACAAGAAACAATGAGTGGTAGTCCAGTCACTCCTGTTAATGTTCCTGGTTCTATCAAGGAAAGAGCAAAAGTTGCATTCCAATTCTATAAGTCAAAAGGATTCTCAGATTCTGGTGCTGCTTACATGGTTGGTAACCTTATGCAAGAATCTATGTTAGATCCTGCTGCTAATGGAGACAACGGACATGCATGGGGTCTAGCACAGTGGAGATCTGATGCAGCATCAGGTGCAAGATGGATCAAGTATAAAGAATGGGCAGCAGCAAATGGCAAACAAGTTGGAGACTTCATGGCACAGTTAGAATATACTGTTGTTGAAGGCAATCAATATAATTCTGGTCTCACAATGATGAAAGGTAGTGACATCGAAGAGCATAAGAAATTCATCAAAGCATATGAAGGTTACAGTCACGAAGGAAATCGTTTTGGATATGGTCAAGACATTCTTAATAATGTTCAAGAGTATAAAGGAGGACCAGGAACGACTCCACCCTTAACCTCTCCACCATCAGCACCTTCTACTGCTCAAAGTGAAAATGGTGATGAAGATGGAGGACACACCGCAGAAAATCCTGGACCAGTAGGTGAGACACCTTCTGCTCCACCTGCAGCTGCAGGCAACTCACAAGTATCACAAAATGGTGGTCATACTCTAGAGAATCCTGGTCCTGTTATGCAGGCACCACCACCTGCAAAAGTGGTAGAACTATATCAGCAAGCAGAGGAGAATAATTATATTACTATCCAACCTATCATCTATGAAGGTAGCAGTGAAGTTATTGGATATCAAAGGAACACTGACCTGGGACCTGATGCAGGTGTTGCTAAGTTCTACTATGACAAGACAGGACAGAGAACAACTCTCGCTGATCTAAAGGCAGCAAGGTTGCAGACTAACTGATAAATACATAGGTGAAACCAAATTCACTATACGATTACATAAATTGAGAAAAATTTTTCCCGCCAATTTTTAGCAAAAAAAGTCGAGCATGGCAGCAGGCACCGAGAGTTACGAAGCACCCCAATATGGAAACCTCGCTGGTGCTATTGGCGAGAAGATTGGTAGTGCTCTCACGATGGCAGCAGGTGCAAGACGCCGCCGTGATCAAGAGATCGAGGAACTAAACAATAAAGAAGACAAGACAGACGAAGAGAAGCAGAGACTAAAAGATCTACAGTCTCAAGGATTTGGTTTCATTGCAAAGAAAGCACTGGGCACTGAGTTCGGTGGAGACCTGAGAAGAAGAACCAAAGGTTTCTTCCAGATGAATCCTGATGATCAGGATGATCCAGCACTAGACAAGAAGAAAAGATTTGAAGCACTACTGCGAGCACAACCAGTAGGAAAACAAACACCACCTGGAGAAGCACCACAGGCACCAAGAGCAGTTCAAGATGGTGGCGTCTTAGGATCATTTGCTACTGGTATCATTGAGAAGATCAGTCTTCTCTCTAAGAAGGTAGATGATCTAAAGAAAGTAGAGCAGAAGGATCAGACACCTAAGACTGTAGTAAATCTCAGTAAGAATGTAGGTAGCATCAGAAGATTCTTTTCCAAGAACAATAAGATTGAAGAAGAACAAGTAAAGATTGCTCAGCAGCAACTGGAGCAGCAGAAAGAAGAAGCTGCTGATGCAAAGCAGGCAAGAGCAGAAGCAGCAGCAGAGAATAGAAATAGAACTGCTGGTAGTAGTGACATTGATAATCGTAGAGAAGGATCTACTCTCAAGGGACTACTAGGTGGAGTCCTTGACTTCGCAGGTGACCTGCTTGGTTTTGGTCGTCGTGGTGGCGGCAGAAGAGGAGGAGGTGGTCGTCGAGGAGGTGGGTTCCTAGGTGGTTTGTTCCGCAGGCGTGGCAGACGCAGAGGCATGTCTCGCAGCATGAGTAGAGGTAGGACACAATACACTGCTCCTATCGGACCACAACCGATGAACTCTCCTACACCATGGGCACGTAAGTCTCCTGGTGAACGTGGTGGTATGTTTGGACAGGGTGGATACTCTCCTAGGATGGAGTCTTCTCCTGTAAAGATGGCAAGTGGTGGTATTGTTGACAATCCAACCACAGGACAGGCAGTTATTCCACAGAACAAACTGACCGAAGCAGTCAAAACTAATCAAGATAATGTAAAGAAAGCAGATCCTTTTGCTAAGGTGATGCAACTACCTACCATGGCAGCAGGTGCTCTGCTCATGTCTACTGTTGGTAATGTTATCAACAACATGGGTGGAGTTTCTAAACTGTTCCGTCCAGTGCTGCAGAGAATGTTTGTTCCTGCTGCTACAGCATTTGGTCTGCCTGCTAATCTAATTACTGCATTCTTTGGTGGCGATGCTGGTATAGCAGGAGGACTTGGAGGAAGAAACACTCGCACACGCAAAGGCGGTGGCGGAGGAGGTGGTGGTGGTGGTTCTAATGGATCATCATCCAATGTCACACCTGGATCCACTATCGCTGGAGGAACAATTACTGGTGGTCAATCTATTGATGGATTTGGTGTCACTTCTGGTTTCGGTATGCGTAACATCATGGGTAGAGGACCCAGGATGCATTGGGGTGTTGACTATGGCACACCACAAGGAACTAAAATTTCTCTCAAGAAACCAGGAAAGGTTATTGAGACTACTGTTCCTGCAATAGGTAACAACGGTGCGATTTATATTCAACATGATGATGGATCTAAGTCCAGATACTTACACATGAGTGCTGTAGCAGTGTCTCCTGGAGAAAGAGTTGAAGCAGGAGGATTCATTGGTAAAACTGGTGGACAACCTGGAACTCCTGGTGCTGGTCCTACTACTGGTCCTCACCTACACTTTGAATACTATGCACCTGGAGCATCTGGTCCTTCTGATGGTTCTGGTGTTGCATCATCTATCTTTAGTGCTGGTGGACAACTTACACCAAGTGCTCCACCAGCAGCACCTCAACCAACTACTTCACCATCTACATCAGCACAAACACCTCAACCTGCTAGTGCTACTCCAAGATCTAATCAACCAGGCGTTCTAGAACCTATTGTTCTTCCTCGTCCAGCACCAACAACACCACCAGCACAGTCTGACAACACAGGAAATGGTGGTGCTAATCTCCCAGTGAGAAACCCTAACGCACAAATGTCATTGCTAGGAGGTATGCCGTAATGTCAAACTCAGTCAAGAAATTTGAACCTCAGAAGGTAGTCATATCTGACGTTGATGGCGTCCAGTTTGATGTTACAAGAGCAGTTGGAATGTTCTCTTATTACGAGGACATCTATCAACCATTTGTTACAGCAAACATGTTGATGGTTGACAGTGGACAAAACTTTATTGGCAACCTACCTATCCAAGGTGGAGAGGAAGTTACTGTCAAAGTAAACAACGTGAAAGGTGAAGCAGTAGAATATAATCTGCGTGTTCAGAAGGTCGTGAACAGATCTGTTGAGAGAAACATGCAATACTATACTCTGGTTCTTACATCTAAGGAAGGACTAGAGAATGATACTGCTAGAGTCACAGAGAAATATAAAGCAAATCCAGAAGCAATTGTTCAGGATATTCTCAAGAATGTATTGAAGACTGACAAAGAATTGTTTGCAGAAGAATCTCAATTCAAGATGAGTGTCTTCCCTAATGGTAAGAAGTGTCATGCGTTGGTGCAGTCACTGATGTATAAGACTGTATCAAAGTCAACCAAGTTTAACAAAGGTGCTAGCACCGAGGGCACAAAGAGTGAATCAGAACTAGGTGGTAACAATGTTCAGAAGTCATCAGGCACAGCAGGTTATCTATTCTTTGAGAACAAAGATGGATTTGTCTTTCAATCTATGGACAGACTGTGCTCCGATGGCACTGATTCTTTTGGTGGCACAGGACCAGTAGAAACATATTATTCACGTCCGTCTGCTGGTATGCCACCTGATCAGGTGTTCTATAACATTGAGAACTATGCATTTGATGGTGACATTGACATGTCTGAGAAGTTGAACAACGGAATCTACTCTACACACATGTGCTACTTTGATCTCTCTTCTCAAAAGTATGAAGAGTATACTTATGACATGGCAAAGACATTCAATAACATGTCACACCTTGGCAGTCAGACAACACTAGCAAAGTATCAGAAAGAACTAGCAAAGAGACCTAGTAGAGTGATGAGTATTCTGCTAGACCACGAGGCATGGTATAGCGGAGAAGATATTGCCAACCCAGAAGAGGGTGGTGATGCACAGTTCCCAGACTATGCAAAGTATTATACTGCACAGTCTATCGGCAGAAGATACCTCATGGATACTCATAAGGTTCAGATTGAAATTCCTGGCAACTCAGACCTGAAGGTAGGAGATAAGATCAAGATCATGCTACCCAACATGGTAGCAGAGAAACTAAGAGAGGAACAACCATATGATGAGGAGGCAAGCGGCACCTATTTGATTGCTGCATTGTCTCACAACTTTGCATTTATTGTTGACAGTGGAGAACCTCAGTTCTTTACCAACTTGGAACTCATTCGTGACACGATGGGTATTAAAGAATATGACTCTAAGGTTAAATAAGAGTAGGAGTTATTAAAAGATGGATCAATCTTTATCATCACTGTATCCCATACATCAGATTGGTTCTGACGGATTCTCCTGGTGGATCGGT